TATTTCATACTTAAATAATAAGCTAAACCTGCAGTCATGCATGGAATAAATCTATAAGTAATATCTGCTGTGTTTGTGTATGCACCTGCGTCTTCTATTCTTGCAATGTAATAAAACTTTAATTGATAATTAGATCCAGAAAAAGAAGATCCTGCTGTTTGATATAAATAAATACTTGGCGCTGTTTGTCTGTCTACGTAATATTGAGAAGGTGTTCCTTGAGATAATTTATTTGGAAGTGCAGCGTAGTCTGATCTATCTATTTTAGTTAAAGTTGTATCGACAGGCGCGGTTGGCGTTGTATTGTTTCTTACATACGCTTCTAATACATCATTAATGTCTTGTGGAAAATTAGCATTATCATTTGCAAAATTATATTCATCTTGTCCTTGAACAAGCGGAATGGTAGCAGATTTTACTTTCCAAAGATGAACACCACGGTTTCCCCATTCCGAGAATAGAATGTTGAGTGAACGTCTTGCACTTTTTAAATGCTGACCTGTTCTTAGACCGCGAAGAGTTGTTCTTTCAAACGCTTCTTCAATAATGTCATCGATGTTTAAATCGAACGATGTAGTACCAGAGGTAGCCATCTAACCTCCTATCCTGCTGTTAAACCTTTACCAGAATACTTATCAGTAAATAATGTATAAGCTGCAACATTAGAAGATGTTTTTAAATAAATTCCTTTTGGAAATAAAATTCCATCTTCAGGAAAATTTAAAGTATAAACATCACCAGTTGGAACATCACTTGTAAGAAGTGTAATTCCATCACTTGAACTTAAAGTTACTAGACCAGCTCCACCACCATCAGATGCAATTGAAATTCCTCTTAATCTAACTGTTTGTGCAATAATTTGTTCTAAATAAATTACCGCTGTACTATCTGCATGAGTTGTTGCTGTAGTTCCATTTACACCTCTAACACAACCCGTTAAATCATTAGTTGAAACTGCAGTGTATTGTATGACCTCATTTTCAATTAAAATTAAACCTCCACCTGCTGGAAATCCAGTAGCAGAAGTTAAAGTGATAGTTGTATCTGTTGCAGATAAAGTTCCACCTTCATTTAAAGTTGTAGCCACAGCTGCATTAGCAGATCTTGTTGCTTGTATGTCGCCCTTACTTGCCATATTTTTTCTCCTAAATTTTTAGGAGCCCCGAAGGGCTCCATAAATTTATTAGTTAGTATTGTTAACTTTTTGTAACCACTCAACTGATAATACTGCTTCACCAGTAGTTAAAGCGTCATCAGTTTTTGCAGAAATAACAACTGCTTTATCTACTTCATATCCTGAAGCATCATCGTCAGAAACGTTTAAACAGTTTTTCATTTGAGCAAGTGATTGGTCAATTCCTGTAGGAATTGTATAGTCACCAATAGCTTTTACATCGTTGTCTGCATCGCCTGCAAAGTAGTCTAAATCTAAACTATTTGTAGTTGATCCACCAGCTTGAGATACATTTGCTCCGATTTGAATATCAAAACCAGCAGTATCAAATGCTTCGTTAACAACAAGTCTAATATCTGTAATTCTTGAAAATTTAGGAACTACGATATTGTTTGCTAAGTTCTTACCAGAAGTTGTAGAAGTTTGAGCCAACGGATATTCGTTGAATAAAGATCTTGCAACCATTGAAATTAAACCAGTTTCAATAATTCCAGCAGTGATTGTATCAGCACTACCTGCATCTAAAACGATTGAACTTACTGTTTTGAAAGTTTTAGTTGAAGTTGCTACACTTGTGTCTGTTAATGTTACATCTTCTGTTTGTGAGTTTCCAAGAACATCAGTTCCAGTTATAGTAGCGGTAACTAATTGGTCATCACCACCTGAAGTAATTGTAACTACAGAAGCCATTTCAAAACCACCGTCAGAAGTAATTCCAGGTACGTTTTGAGTTGCATCTACTAAAGTTACATTAGTTGTTGTAGCTGGGTTAGAAGCTGCAGTAGCTAATTTGTCAGCATCAGTAACCACTGTAAAGTTTTCGTGGTTAAAAGGAAAAGCCATTTTAGAAACAACATAAGAAGCATTTCTTACATTATCACCAACAACAGTTCCTGTATTAGTTTGAATCGAGCCAGTTGTAATTGGACCCGAAAAGTTTGTTTTTGCCATATTATTATCCTCCTAATTATATTAACATAGTCTTTAGGCCGTCGACTATACGCGTCTATGTTAATTTAAAATGTATAGTGTTGATAATATATAGAAGTTTTGAGAGAAGTGCAAGGTATCCCTTAGTCAAAACACACTTTTTATTTAATTTTAACTACTAGCTAGCCAGCAAACTGATGTATTTCTAAATCAGTAGAATTAGCATAGTTATATGCCTCTTCTTCTTGTGCTTTTAAGATGGATCTAATTACTTTTTTGATCTCATCTCCTAGCTGCAGCATGTCAGTTGTTATCTTGCCTTCATTTTGAAGGTACATCTCGTTCCATTTAGACTCGAGTTGTATCTTCTTGGCGAAGAGTAACATCGTGCTTTGTGCCATCGTTAACCTCCTCATAGGTTATATAGAATCCAGCGCCAGTAGCAGTGCCACTAAACTTTAATGGATTCGGCTCCCATTCTATAGCATTTTTTCCTAGATAGTCAATGATTTCTTTATGCACCTGTTGCATAGTCAACATAGAACTATCGGTTTGCTTGTAGAATTTTGTCTGCAGTTCTTTGGTAAATATCTTAAATAAATAAGTCGTTCTCACACTTTCTCCTTTACCTTAAATTGATGGGCGGGTCAACCCCGCCCATCGAATATCAGGATTACGCTCCTGGTGATCCAAAGATACCTCTAGGATCAGAGAAACCAAATGAGTATCTCTCTCTAGCTTTGTATCTTACGTTACCAGTATCGAAGTCACCTTCCATTTTAGTATTGATAGGTGATCTCACGAAATGCTTCAATCCGTTTGGTACATCAGTTTTAATGAAAAACGCAGCTGTATCAGTTAGGAAGTTGTTAACCACATAACCTTGTGGAATCATTCCCATGCTGTTGATTGCGTTGATGTCATTATCTGCTGTTCCAACTCTGCCTTGAGATTTCATTAATCTTTCCGCTGTGAATTGTAATTCACTTGGGATGATTAATTTCATTCCTCTAGCAGCGATCTTTAAACCTCTTTCATCAGTGAAAGCCGCAATATCAATTAACGACTGCTCTAATGAAGTTTCGTTTAAGTCCGCAGGAGTTGATAACTCATTTCTGAACGTACCAGCGATTGTTGGGTGGTCAGTAGCACAAAGCTCTTTACCATCTCCACCTGCAAAAGCAGAATCGAAAGCGTTGTTCAATACATTCGCAGCTTTAACTTGTTTAGTGTTAGCCATAGATCTAGCTAATGCTTTTGTGTATCTAGAAGCTAATCTGTCATACAAGTTATCTTCAATAGCTTCCTCAGTAATTGAGAACGCTAATGCGATTGTATCGTGAGTGTATCTTGAAGTAAAAGTTTCTTGAGCCGCATCATATGATACTCCTTGCCCTTCGCCTTTTACTTGAGCGTTAGCGAAACCAGATAACATTACTTCCTCTTCGAAAGCTCTGTCTGAATTTTCTGTATCGAAAATTTCAGTATGCTGGTTTTCGTATCTTTTGTACTCCAGGCCAAATAGTGCATTTAAACCTGGCTCTAGTTCTTTAACTAGTTGTGATCTACTAATAGCCATAATTTATATCCTCCTATTATATGCCTGTAGCCAACGATCCAACAGTGTATTGGTGTAAGTTCACCTTTACAACTACTGAACAGTAAGCTGCTGTTTGATCTTCGTTGTCCACATCTTCAGCAATTCTAACCATTCTCAATTGCTTCGCTGTAGTAGCTGCACTTGAGATATCTAGAGTTACGCTTGATTTACCGTTAGATGTGTCTCCAGCCGCTGCAGTTGTAGCATAAGTTAATCCAATTTTAGATTTTCTTAATGCTAAAGTAGCACCTAGAGTCGCGTTTGTCGCAATGATGTATTCTTGAAAAGGATCATCATTAACGAATGCGGTTACGTCTTCACTATTTGCTGGAGTAGTCGCTGCTGGGTAGTAGTTAGCAAAAGTTGGTTTTTTAGTTGTAGCGTCATTGTAGAACACTCCATTTAAAGTTCCAACCATAGCTGTTCCTGCCGCTGCAGTTACAATGTATCCACCAGTAGTAGCTGAAATATCAACTTTTACTGGTTCTCCGTTGTAAATAGCATTAGTCTCACCCGCATCGATTTCGTATTTAGACTGACCAGAGATAGCTGGAGTATTTCCAACTCTCATTGCAGCAACTAAACCGAAACCTTGTGTGTTTGAGTTTGCCATAGTTTTTTTCTCCTATAAAGGTTTTTAATTAATCGATGATCTAGAAATATCTAAAAGATTACTTCTTCGTACCACCGAAGGTTACACGAGTCTGTCTATCACTATTGATAGGCATACTTGGATGCTGTTCCTTCATGAGATCGTTGTTAATTGCTTCATCTCTATCTTGAGTTTGCTTTTTAAAATAAGCTTCTCTAGATTTTGCGATCTCTTCTGGTATCCTAGCCAGCAATAGGCCGCCGACCCCTATGACTCCTGCGTATTTTCCTTCATTAACAGTTGGATAATCCGATTCAGGATATTGATCTGCTCTTACGAGTTCCCATCCTGATCTTAATTGAGCCGACATGTTTTTCGTATCGTCGAAACCCATGCTTTCAGCTCTTATCCATCTGTGTCTAAATCCGTTAGGCGCAGGTGGTGCATCTAGTGATGACGGGGGAGTCCAAGTTTGAGGTCGTGTTGACTTCACTCTTGTCTGACTCGCACGAGAAGTTTTTATGTTTTTATCTTGTTCCATACGCTTATGCCTCCTTCGTGGTTAATTGTTTTGCGTACTCTTCGAGTGGCACACCTAATCTTTTAGCTATTGCTACTTGTGACGGTGTGAGTTTCACGGTTTTTCTGCGTCCTGTTGCGCTTGGACGTTTAGCTGACGCTACTGTTTGAGCGGGTTTCGCTCTTTCAGTAGAATTACCCATATCTTTATCAAATTTATTCGGAAATTCAAGTCTTATTCTTTTATCAATTTCAGAATAATATTCGTCAGATTGTGGGTCAAAACCTTCTTCCTCGACTAGTTTTTTATGGATATCAAAAGCAGTATAAGTCATGGCTGAATCATTACCAAACCAAGAGTTTTTAGCCGCCCAAGACTCTGCTTTAGCGTCTATTCTTGCTCCTTGTGGTAATTCATAACCATTATAAGTATCAACCTCTTTGTATTGTTGAGGTGTAATATTAACCTGCTTTTGGTTTTGTTGTTGTTCTTCATGAGCTTGTTTAAGCACTGAAAGTTTAGTTGCGTCAGCATTTAATCGTGCAATTTGTTCTTGTGCCGCGACTTGTGCGTCAACGTCACCCGATTCAATAGCATTTCTTAAAGATGCTCTAGCTGCTTCCATGTTTGTCGTTACTCTGTTTTCAAACTCGGATACATAAGATTTATCAAGTTTGGAGTATCGACCTTCAAACTCTTCTCTTCTTTTTTTCTCAGCTTGTGCAAAAGCAATCGCTTCTTCTTTTTGCCTTTCAGCCTCTCTCATCTTACGAGTAAGTTTAGCAATTCTTTTTTGAACGCCCTCACTGTAAGCTTTTAGCTCATCTTCCTTCTCATCCTTTTTCTCTTCTGTAGCTTCTACAGGTTGTTCTTCAACCTGTTCAACTTCCACCTTCTCTTCTGCAACGGCTTCTTTCGCCTGCTCGTTGTTTTCATCTAGATTAATTTCGGCTCCTTGATCTTCGCCGACATCAATCATAGGTTCATTTTTTTCTTCTGGCATAGTGCTCTCCTATGTTAAATGTGATGCAAGACTGATTCGGGATCTTTAATTGTCCCTAACACCTCGTCATCGTTTAGTATACGCACTTCTCCACCTTCAATTGGTAATCTTGATCCAGCATATCTGGCAAAGATCACCCAATCTCCTTTTTTGCACCAAGGACCTGTTGCAAACTTTTCTTTGTCTGCATATGCTAAAGGTCCAAGTTTAATGACGTATCCACAATTAGTTGCGATACGTAATTTATCTAAAGATTCTTGTGCAATAATAATTCCACCTTTAGTTTTTTCTTTTGGTGTAAAAGGTAAAACTAAAAGTCTATAACCAGAGGGCTCTGGTAATTCATCAGCAATTGATTCCACGTTCGTTTCATCAACTCTTTTATCGTCTTCTTGTTTTGATTCTTCTGCTTTATATTTTTCTTCTAAAGCTAATTTAGTCTTCGGTACTTCCGCTGAAGTCGACTCCGATGACATTTGTGTTGTCTGGTTGTTCATCTGTTTGCTCCTTATCTTGTAGCAGGTTAGAGATATCCTGTTGCATTAGTTGTAAGGCATGTGCCTGCCCTAGTAAATACTTATACTTTTCCATATTGTCAACACTTCCGCTTAAAATAGCATCATTAAGTGACTCTATGCTTGCTTTGATTGATCTTTGTATTTTGTAAATTATATTGACTGGATCGTCCATTAGCAGTTCCATTTTCTAAGACTTTTATTGATCCTAGAATCTGGGTCGCGTGCAGTTTTTGCAGACGTTAATCTCTTCTTCATTCCCTTCATTCTAGCGCAGAAACTCTTTCTACGTTTGGCAGCCTTAGAACCTTTCTTTAGTTTAGATGGTTTAGTTGTGACAGCTGTTTTTAATTTTGAACCAGGATTTGCAGCTCTGTAAGATGCAACTCCTTTTTTATTCAATCCACCTGATGCGGATTTACCTTCTTTTCTTTGCCATGCAGGTGATCTTGCCATTATGCTTTTTTACTCTTTTTTGAAAACGTTGCAACGTTTTTAGGTTTAGGGCCAGTGTTCGACGCGGCACGTTTTCGTTTTACTGCAGAAGCCTTCTGTCCAGCACTCATCCTTGTTGCCTTTGCAAGCGGGACACACTTTGGATATTTCCTTTTGCTCCCCTTGCTTCTTCCACATGGTTGATATTTGCCGTTCTTCTTCGGCGCTCCTATGTCGACCCATTTCTCTGCTACCCATTTTCTCAGACCGCCTTGAGCCATATTAATATTTTTTTGTAAATTTTCTTCGGTTGTTCATGACTTTGCCACAACCTTTAGCAATTCCACCTTTTTTATATTCTGATCTTTTTTGAACATTTTGTTTTCTTTCATAAACACTTTGTTTAGATCTTTGTCCATATTTAGCTCTGTTTCTTAATGGACCTTCATCTACTTTTCCACCTTCGGCTTTTTTAGTTCTTTTTTTTCCGCCTGGAGTTACTTTTCCAGAACATACTGCAGATGCATACATGTTTGCGTAAGCTGAAGGATAAACTTTAAATTTACGCTTCGCTGCTGCTTTTCCTCTTGAACAAAGTTTAGCCATTTATTGACACGATAAGCATTCATCAGAACCAGAGTCTAATGCTGCTAAAGCCTCTTGTTTACATTCATCGCTGCAAAATGCTTTGATCTCATCTTCAGTCTCAAATTCTTTTTTGCATTGATTACAATTTTTAATCATTATTTTTTCTTTTTAGATTTTTTTACCATTCCACCTTTTTTCATGAAACCCATTTTGTTTCTGACTTTAGTTGGAAGTTTTGATAATCCAGGATTTTTCTTTTTATCTACTGGTTTTAATTTTTTCATTATTTTTTCTCCTTTTTTTTACATTCACATTCATGACTACACATGCATGGAATGATGTTAAACATCTGACAAATAAACATACAAATTTTATCTTTTATTTTTTTTATCATTCTTCCATCCCTTTAGTTTTTTTTGCTTTTTTCTTTTTTTCGTAGCTTTCACCTAACTTAGCAACTGCTCCAATGGCAGCGCCTCCTGCTGCAACTGTAGCCGCTTGTTCTTTTCTAGTTTTTGATCTACGTTTTCTTGCTTCTTGTGCAATTCTAATATCACTTTTAGCATCACTTTTTAAAGGTTTTCTTTTACCACCTTCATAGCCTTCGTATTTCATTCTATTTTTATTAGCAGCTTGTTCAACTTGAATTCTCATTTTTTTAACGCCTTCCAAATCTTTCATGATTTTTTCGGTCTTACCACCGCCAAGTCTTCTTCTGTCCGATAAAGGTTTTACCTTTAACGTAGTTGGATTTGTTGCTTTTTTTGCAAGTCCAACTGCTTTTCTTATTTTGTTAAACATAATTATTTTTTCCTCATGATTTCAGTTCCTTTGATTCCATATACAGCCCCGATTACCGAGATAAACAGGATCTGGAACCACATAGGCATATTTTTAAAGTATTCAAAAAATAAATCAATCTTAATTTTTATATCTGGGTCATCTGAAAAAACAGACCAGATTAATAATAACACAGGAGACGAAACAAGTAAGAGTACAAACTCATCTTTCCACGATTGCTGTTGATCAGACTTTACAAGCTGCTGCATTTCAATTTCACCACGTGCCATTTTTTCTGCATGCAAACGTTGTGCATCCGCCATAAACATTTTAGTTTGTTGACGCTGTTTAAAAATGTGTGAGCCCGCTTTAAAGGCTAATTGTAAGCCCTGCAACCACATATTAGTACCAAGTAGCTGTTCTTTGCTTTTCTTTTAACATTCTTTTCTGGCCTCTTACTTTTTCTTTTTGAGATTCAGTCGGATTTGTCGCCTCAATCGTCTTACCGCCAGTTTTATATGTTACATTGACTGTTTTTTTCATCGTTTTTTCCTTTTCTTGCTCATTCCAGCTTCAGAAAGCGCAATGGCAATTGCTTGTTTTCTACTCTTCACCTTTTTTTTGGATTTTCCAATGTTGAGTTCGCCTTTTTTGAACTCTTTCATGACTTTTTTAACCTTTTTTGGTCCATTTGTCATTTGTTTTCTCATACTGCTCCTATTAATTGTCAAAATTTACCTTTGCTTGCTGAACTCCCATCTTTGCAAGTGAAACTCCAGCCCTTAATTTAGCTAAATCTTCGTTTTGCTCTAGTTTTTCTTCTGCAATGCCTTGATCCATCATGGCTTTTGCTTTGTCTAGCGCTAATCTGTTCTCATCTTCTAGTTTTTTACGTTCATTTTCCATTGCACGTAAGTCAACTTCTCTAGATTTTAGTTTTAAAAGTGGATCAGAGTCAAATTGTGATGTAATTTTGTTTTCTTCTTTTGCAAATTCCTCTGTCATCTCAGCAATAAGCTTCGCTTTTCTTGCTTCAATCTTTTGTGTCATCATTTGAATCTGTTGCATCATCTGAGGATTCTGCATTGCTTGTGGATTTTGTTGAATAGCTTGTAGTTGTTGTAGTTCATTCGCAAATTCTAACTGAACTTGCTCTTGTGCCATGATCGAGATGTGTTCTAAAATATTTTTTTGTATTGAACCCATAATCATAGGAGCGTTTCTCACCATATTGATTTGCATAAATTGTAAGTGCGCTTCAATGTGAGCTCTGTGATCTTGTCCAGGAAACGCTTGAAACGGTTTCATTCCAAGAGCTGCAATATGTTCCAAACTTGGATCTTGTGGCATCGGTTGTTGAGGCGGAGGTAAAATAGCATTGATGTCTTTTACTCCTAACGCATCATACATCGATCGGTAAGCTTGATATAAGTTATGAATTTGTGGATTGGTTTGAGCCAACTGAAGTTGTGCTTGCGCCATAGATATTCTTTGTGTTTGAGAAAAAATATTTGGATCTGCAACAGGTAAAATATCAATTCGATCATCAAAGTCTGTTGCTTTGATTTGTCTTTGACCTCCTACCACGTCATATGGATATTCTTTAGGTAAATAAGTTGCAAAGACATTTGCAAGAAGTTTAAATTCTTGTTTCAGTCCAACATACAATCTTTTGTGAATTGCACTCATGACCCGCGATCCACGCTCCAAGAGTGCTACGGTTGTTCCAACCGCCGCGCCTTGATTTCCATCACCCACTTGCATATCAGCGATGGCCGCGAATCTTTGACCTGAAGATACAACCACACCTAATAAATTTAAGAGCACCGCGGATGGTTCTTTAAATGGCAATGCCATAAAGTTATCTCTGATGTTACCTCCTGGTGCATCCACATCTCTGAACTCACCAGGCTGTAATGGTTGTGCATCGTCTCTAACTCTTAAACCTCTAGTTTTAAAACCAGCAGGTAAATTTGATAGTGTTCCAGCATCTAACAATTGTCTGAGTGCTGATGTTGCGGTTCTTGTTAATCCACCAATCATGTGAATTAAACCAAAACCATAAAATCCAAGTCCAGGTAAAAATTTGAAATGTACAAAGTAATTAATTTTATTTCTTCGTGTATCGTTTTCTTTGTAGTTTCTTCTAATTGATAAAACTTTTCTAGAATCTTTTTCTACGGTGACTACATAAGGAAGTTTAATTCCTGTAGGTTCTCCTGAAGCATCCATGTCTTCAAAACCTTCTAAATCTAAATTTACATGACACTCTAACAAAGTATACATGTCGTCTTGTTTAGTTTGTTTAATACCTTCTAGTTCTTGTTCCTTTTTATCAATCTCATCACTATCCATTGCAGGTTGTGCAAGATCAACATCTTTGTAAAAACCACCCACTTGTTGTTTTCTTAATTCGTTTGCAGAAATTTTAATCTCATGAATGACCGCTTCAGCATCATCTAAGCTGGTCGCAGAATAAGGTACTACCAAATCATCGGCAGGTATAAATTTTGAAACCGCACGATCTAAAAGTTCATCGTAATAAACTTTTTTAAATGTTGATCCTGACAGGGGAAGGTAGAATAACATTTGATCGAACTCAGCTTCATATTCTTTCATCTGGTCCATGATTTGGTAATTCATAAAATCTTTTACTCGCTTAGATTGATCTTCTTTTGCGATATCTGTTTTTCCTAAAATCTGTGTTCTGACAGGTCCTTCTGCAGGGAGTAATTCTTTGTAAGCTTGTGCTTGAAATTGAGTTACGGCTTCCGCGAGCACGGGGTGATTGACACCTGATGCACCTCTAAAAGGTTCTGTTCGTCTTTCATATTTAAAACCTAAAAGATCTAAACCGTTTTTGTAAGTATCTTCCCAATCTTTTCTAGATTGTCTGTAGTCTAAATAATCTGATGTAAGTTGTGATCCAATGGGATCTAAAATGTCGTCATCTAATGGTTCTGCAAGATTTGCAAAGTGGCCCATCTCAGGCATGTCTGTTGCTGTTGGGTCGAATGAAATTTCAGCACCACCATCTTCTGTAGTGATAACTTCTATGTCATCTGCTCCTGTTTGTTCTTCTTCAGTAATCACCTCTTCGGGTTTAAGTGATTGATCTTCAGGAATAACAACTTCGTTGGGTAATGATTTATCTATTTCTGCCATCGCGACATCCTATCTTGTTTGGAATAAAGTTTCAAGGCCTTGTGGGTTTGGTCCTCTTTCTGGTGGTGGGCCTGATGCAACACCTCCTTGTGCAAATCTTTTTTGATACATTAGATCTAATCTTGGTCCACTTTCCTCGTTATATGATATTTGGCTCGTGACTCCTGGGATCGGGGTTTGTGCTGAATGATATGCACCTATACCTTGATCTCCCACTCCTACTCCAATATCTCCAAAATATTTTCCTGCGCCTGAAATTCCAAATTGAAAAGGATCAATTCCAGGTCGACCTACATTAAAACTAATCGCTGAATTTTCGTCTGCATAAATTGGAAATACATCTGGAGCTCCACCTAGAAATGGAGTTTGTCTAATAATTTCTTTAATGGCTTCTTTAGGATCATTAGTTTGATACACAGGAGGTGAACCTGCAATACCGCCGCCTGATTTTAATTCTCTTGTTCTAACTTTATCAATTGGAGCTTTGCCTTCCATTGCAATTTTTTTCACGTCAGAAATACTATCTATAATTTCAAACTCAAAATCTTTTGAATAATCATCTGGTCCGTATGCTCTGTATACTTGTTGTCCTTCTTCATATTCAGGTGGTTTATAAACAGACTTTCCAGTTTTTTCATCAACAATGTAATCTGCTTTTTCAATTTTAGCAAAAGCTGGATTTTCTGTGTCCGTTCTAAACTCCACATTAATTTCATTAGGAGATTCATAAACTCTTACTCCTTTGTATTCCTTTGCTACTGCATTTGGAATACTTGAATCAATTTCTTTTCCTTTTCTCATAACCACTGAAATTAAATCAGGAAGAATAGATTGAGCCTCTGTCATTTTTTCTACTGACTCAATTCCTTTTTTAACAGCTGAAACTTTTTTAGGAGCACTTGCAAATTTACCTACAGCAGGTAAGGCAGCAATGCCTCCCATTAATTTTAAAAATTTTCTACGACTAATCGCCATAATCTTCGTACTCGTCTAATGATGCGAGTCCTCCTTGTTTAAATGTTCCTACATCTCCTGGATACATTTGATCTTTAACATATTTTTCTATCATAGGTCTATTCTTTTCGTCATAATAAAAACGATAAGGCAGTGTTGCTTGTTCTGATTTTATTTCAGGAGCAAATAATTCAACTGCTGATGCTCCTAACTGTTCACCTGCTTGTTGATACGTTTGAGGTTTAAGCTGATCAGGTAAAGGTAAAAGTGGGCTTGTATACAAAGGCATTTTTCTTTGTGCAATTTTTCTTTGTCTTTCTTTTCTCTTTAAATCCATTCTATATAATGCATCTTGAGCCGCTGAAACACCTTCAGCACTTGGTTTAAACACAGGTTCTTCAGTTTCAATTTTGTTAAGTTCATTTTGAACTAATTGAAGTTCATTTTGTTTTTGAATATTAATTCCTGAAGCAGGGATAGCACCATCTAATGTTGATTCATTAATTTCTTCCACAAGTTGTTTTTCCTTTTCAACTAGATCTTCATATTTTTTTTGTTTTTCAAATTGAGATAAAAATGTCAGAATGTTCGGATCGTCTGTAGCTTCTGCCATTTCTTGTCTGTATTCTTTTGCACCGATCGCTTTACTGACACCTGGAATGAAACCATAACTTTCTGCAAAATTTCTTTTTATTTGTTCTACGTCTCCAGTAAGTCCTGGTTGCATATCTAATGCGACGAACCCAACCTCAAGTGGAACACCGATTGCAGCAAAAACTTTACCCATTTTTGATGCACCAAATTTTTTAAATAACTGGCCTACATCTCCACCAAATTCTCTAATAAAGTTTCCAACTTCTGGATAAAGTTTATTTATCATATTTAAATTAGTTCCGCTTGAAAACGTGTTATTTAACTGATTTAGCATTCTATTAATTGTTTGCTGTCTAAGTCCTCCTGTTTTTGCAGCTCCTGTTACAACTGATTGTCTTGTTGGATCAATTCCAAGTTTTTGTCCTTCAAAAAATAAATTTACTCCTCCTGGAAGTTTTTCAATTTGTTTTTTATATTTGTTTATAATTTTTGTTTTTTGATCAACTGTGTCTGCTGCCCTTATGTCAGTCATTAATTTTCTGTTTAAATAATTAATCTGTCTATTTGCTCCACGTGTCACAACTTGGTTGGTCCACCAATTATTTTTTACACCATATGGATGGTGTACTTCAAAAGCACTAAATACATCTTGATCTACTCCCCCTATTAAATCTCTTAACAAAGTTCCAAGTTTTGTTTCTTTACCTTGATAATTAAATGTCGTTTGTCTAATTAAATCTTTTTCTTTATATCCTGCAATTGCATTTTTATAGGCATCTTTACCAATATTATCAGTCAGCCATTTTTGCATAGTTACAACATCTTTGTTTATTCTCAAAGGAACCCCAGGAACTTTTGCTTTTAAATTAGGAGAATCTAATCCAATAAATTTTCTTGTTTGAGTATCATAGAATTTTACTTTTTTATAATAATCATCTTTTTGCCAATCAATTCTACCGTCTTTTCTTTTGGGTGCATTATCAATATATTTTTGTGGAAGAAGAAATCTTGATTCACCTGTGTAATTAACTTTTGAAAAATCATCTAAAGGAGCTTTGTCAGAAGCACGATATAGATCATACCATAAATTTTCTTCATAAGTTTTACCAGGAGGAAACAAACCTTTTTCTCTAAATTTTTTTAAATTTCTTTTTTTTAAATTTTCTTGGCCTTTTGGTGTTTTTAAATATTCTTTTTGATATGCAATTCTTTCTTTTCTTTTTTTCACATATCTTTTTCTTCCTTTTTCTTTTTGTTCTTCAGTTTTGTAATATTTTTTTCTGTATTCTTTGACTTCGGGTTTCTTTTGTCTTTCAGCTTGATACTTAATATCTTTTTCTCTCTTACCCCCGTAATATCTTGCTTTGTTATGTGCTTCAGTTCCTTTTTGCACACCATAAGTAAATCCTTCTGGGTTTGTTTTTGGATTATAAAAATTCCATTTTTTACCTCTAGGTAATTTTACGTTTTCTCTAATATAGTTTTTTTGTTTTTCACTAAGAGCTATTTTATCTTTTTGTGCCATTATCCACGCTCCTCGAACAACGTTGCAAGGCCTCCGTCAGCGTTCAATGTTCTTTTTTTAGTTAATGGAGATTCGCCAGGAATATAATCTACGTCCATGACTTTTTCTCCAGTTATAATATTTTTACCTGTTCTAGTATCGATGGGTCCTTTCATTGGCTTTGCTGCTCTCATTGCTTTTTCCATTTTATCATCCATCAACCACATAAGAGATTTATCATATATATCTAGTTGTGCATCTTGAGGTAAGTCAGAAAATTCTGTTTTATATAAATTGTTTGATAAATAATCAGATATGATTTGTGCATCATATTTATCATCATTAAGATCAAGATCATTTCCTTCACGAGCTTGTTTGTATGCTTTTGCAATTTCTGTATCAGAAATAGTTTTTACATCATCACCTATCTTACTTCCGAGTTTTCCAGCTTTATATTGACCGTACATATATTTTTTATAATCGTCTTGTTCTTTCAACATAGCTTCTAACTGCTCTACAGTTTCATCTCCTTTAACAACATCGTACTCATCATTGTCTAATAGTTCTCTGTAGTATTCATAATCAGGAGTTCCATCTTCCATAACCTCACCTTTAACTTTTAACGTATCATCTCTTACAGGAATCTGTTCTGACTTTGCAAGATCCTCTGTTGATTTTTTATCTGATGCAGCTCTTGCTCTAACTTTTTTTAAATCTGTCTTTGAGGCTTCACCTAATTTTGATTTTGTTTTTTTTGCAAGATCTAATAATTTTTTTATTTTTGTAATTCCACCTACCTTCATTCCAACACGTCCGCCGTCCGCGTTTGGTTTACGACCAGACTTTTTTAATTTTTCTAATTCATATTCACCAAACATTCTATCAAACAGATCATCAA